CTTCGAGACTGGCGAACGCTTGCCATCATGAAAAAGCCCGGCACCAGGCCGGGCAAGGCGGCAGCAAAGCCGCTGGGAGGAGACAACTGCTATCGCTTCATGGCGCTGGCAATGGCAAATGCCATTTGGCGCACATCGTCATCAGTGAACTCTGATTTCGCTGCATTGAAGATCCATACAACAACGCGGCAATTTGATTGCACATAACCCAGCGACGGATCAATCCTGTCTATTGATGGGACCCATGGGTTTCTTTCTCCAGAAGAATGAGGAGTTGATGACTGCAGTGCAATGCCTGTTGCCTCACAGAAGCCGTGCTGTATTTTTTCGAGCGCCCATTCAAATGTCAGATCAAACTTGAGTCCTTTGGACTTTGCTCGTTTTTTCGCTCCGGACACAAGGTATGAAGCGCGACTCCGTTCCGGTGTTTCGGTTCTCCACTGTTTGCTGTCTGCAAGTCGCTGCTCTCTGTGCTTCGCATAGCTTTTGCGCAAGACCTCACGGAATCTTTCTGGGTCTTCAGCACGCCTTCTGGCCTGTTGCTTTCTCTTGTACTCGCGCTCTTTGTCTTTGTCTTTAAATGGCATTTTGGTGGAATTTTGTTGTTCTCCACCGGATTATATAACTACCGATTTCTAATTGCATCTGCTATCGGACCGCTAATTTTCTCCACGCTTCTCCCAACCACGTAGCCGCCAAGCCCAAACTCGATGATCGACCACAGCTTGAGGTACTCGGCCTCGCTGAGGTTCGGAGCCACCCAGCCCATCCACCTGGCCACGATCAGCGCCGTGAAGGTGATCATGGTCAGCGGCCGCCAGTTGGCCGCCAGCCAGTGCGTGCTGGCTGCCTCGGTCTGGATGATCTTGGCCGCCGCCGCCTCGATCTCACCTTGGTGCGCCAGCAACTGACGCATGGCCTCAGCCTCGGCCTTGGCTTTCTCGGTGGGGTCTGGGAACAGGCTGCCGACGATCTGGCCAACGATGGGGGCCAGCGCCGGGATGAGTGCTTGGATCATGGGTACTTCCTCCGGTCAAGTTCGTAGTGCGGACCATCGCGCATCTTCCAATCACCACCCCACACGATGGCGACGTTCAACTCCTTGGCCGCTTCTTTCATGGCCGCTGCGATCTGGTGGTACAGGGGCCAGGACCAGTCCACCTGATCATCAACCCACGCGCCCAGATCAACAGCGTGGCCGGTGATGTGACGCGAGTTCAGCGTCATGCTGGCACCGGCATCCTTGAGCTTCTTCTGGCGCATCGGGTCGCGCAGACCCTCCAGCACCGTGAAGTCCACCGCGGTGATCTCGATGGCACGCTCGACCACCTTGACTAGATCGGGATGGACACCCTTGAGTCGTGATTTGGATCGAACACCAAGGGTGTACATGTCAGTTGCCTTTCCAGTGGCTCAGTAGAAACCCTACAAAGCCCGACACCGCTGACGCCACGGTCATGCCGAACCACAGGCCACCTTTGCCCTTGTTGGCGAGTTCCAGAAGCTGTTCAAGCTGGCGCTCCATCTTGTCCACCTTCTTGTCCATGTCCTGCACCTTTTGCCACAGAACGCCGTACTTGACCAGGTCAATGCCTTCTTGTTGTTCCTGCAGCATTGTTTCAATCTCCATTACAGACCAATGATGTTGTTGGCGGCAGAGTTGCCAGTTCCTGCGCCGATACTGAACACAGTGGCCCCAGTAAACTTGGAGCCGACGTTGCCAAACACACCAGAATAAGTGACGTTGGCATTGAACGATACTGCGTTAGATGCAGTCAATGCACTGTCGTCATAAAGCGTGTTTCCGCTGACAACGCAACCATATGATGCCGTGGAGCCAGCAATTCGCACTGCGTATCCAGTCGCCGAAACAGTGGATGTAGTAAGCCGGACCGAGTTTCCGGTAATTGCAAGATTCGTCACATCTTGCGCAATAATGCCAGTCGCTGGCGCTTCAACAGAATTGCCGGAAATAGTACCAGACCTAATGCCCTCAGTGTCAATTCCACCGAGAATTGACGTACCTGTCATGCGAACAGAGTTGCCGTTAATGCTCAAGTTTTCAAATTTGTATGTTGTTGCAGGGCGTGCACGTATTCCTGACGAAGTAGACACATCAACATCATTTCCATTGATAACACAAGTACTAAGTGATTGAGTATTAGGAACAGCAACAATGCAATAGTTCCCCATCACGTTGCGGATTGTGTTGTTAGATATGTTTACCCAACCAACAAGGTCTGTGTAATTTTGAAACGTGATGCCATTGTTTTGCGTAAAAGAAATCACGTTGTCGCAAATTGTGGCAGATCGACACTCGACGTTGATGCCAGAGCCAGAAGACGAATTGACGATATTGCCAATAATTGAGATGTCTTCAGCACCAGCATGAGTGTCGATAGCATCGCCGCCAGAGCCGCTAGTTGCCGGAGCCGAGTCAGTCACGATGTTGTTGGCAAACAAGATGCGCCTGGTGATGCCGCCAGCCGCAGAGTTGTTGGTGCTCAGTGAATGGCGCACATCGGTATAGACGTTGTTCTCAGCGGAGCAGTCCTGCGATGCGTCTGAAAAGCTGGTGCCGTAGCCAGTGCCTGAAGAATTTGATTCTTGGAAGTACGAGTTCAACACTCGGCAGAACGTGGAATCAAAAAACTGCACATGGGTAGCATCCATGTCGTAGCTTTGAATACCGTCAATTGTGCAATTGATGCCATTGGTGATAACGATGCCTTTGTGGTTATCGTTACCTGTTGGGCCTTGCAGCTTCAGACCGCGAATGTTGATGTTTCGGACAGGCGTGATCTTGGCGATAGTTGCGCTTGCAGCAGTCGTGTAAGTGCTCATCAAGTCGTTGGCAACCGTGACAGAAGACGCGCCCGGTATTGCTTGAATGAAATTCAATTCGCCGTAAGTGCTGCTGGTGCGGCCAGAATCCCAAACAGATGTTGACTTGATTTTTACGAAGTCGCCAACGGCAAATGTGGACGACACCACAGACACGGTTTTCTGCGCTTCTGTTGCGTTGCTAGACAGCGAAACACCCGCCGCAATTGAACCGCTGAAACTAAGCATTGTCACGCCGGGCGATGTGGCGATAGACGAAAAGTCCAGCGTTGCATCTTCACCAACCAAACTGAGGTTAGACGCCGTAAAGTCGCCAAGAACGGTCGTGCATTTGTAAGTGCCCGCCGGAAAAACCACGGTAGATGGCGTCGATGCAACCGCCGCAGTAATCGCCGCGATCACAGCAGTGGTGTCATCAGCCACACCATCACCAACAGCGCCAAAATCCTTGACGCTGAAGATGTCGCGCATCTTGTCTTGAGCAGACCGCGCAACCACGCCAGTTCCGGACTGCTCAAACCCAATCCAATCCGAGCCGTCGTTGTCGGCCAGATCAGAAACAAAACCAACTTGGCCTTTGAAACCAGTAAACGTTATTCCAGAAGCATCAGCGCTGACGCCAGTTCCATCAGGGAAGCTGTAAACCATCGAACCTTTACTGTCCTGCACCAAGATGCTGAAGTTGACCGCATCAACATACAACTGAGCTGGGGTGCCGGAGTTTGAGATGTAGCCGTTGATTGTGCGCAGTGGCTGGGCTGCAAGTTGTGTCAACGCCTTGTCAAAATACACGGCAACTGGGTTGGTCTGCGGATTGAGGTTTGCTTCACCAATCCAGACGTAGCCATTTTCCAAAGGTTGTCCATCACGGTCTTGGAAAACCGGAAATGGAACTTGGACAGAAAGTGCAGACATTACTGGTTCTCCTGTTCGAATTGGCGTCCGGTCTGGATCGCAGATTGCAACCACTGCACGCGCGCGTCCAGAGATTGTGGCAGTCTTGCTGCGTTGGCGAAATCTCCGAATGCCTTGCTCATGGCAGTGCGACGCAGCGTGGCCGTGCTCGGCTCGGCTTTGGTAGCAGCCTCAATGGCCAGCTTCTGGAAATCCTCGCTGGCAAACAATTTGCCAGCCGCCTTGACGGCATCGGCATTGCCCTTGGCCATGAAGTTGATGATGTCTGGAGCCACAAAGCCACCGCCAGGCACGGCGCTGGCCGCGCCAGTCACTACGCGCTGGGCTGTGGTGCTTTGCATGACCTTGCCAAGCAGCCCTTCAGCCTTGAGCGACTCCACCAGCGCCTGATTGGCCTTGCCGGTGGTGAGCACTTGGGCACGTGCGTCGGTGATCCTGCGCGAGATTTCGTACAGGTCACGCAGCACAGCGTCCGAGTCTTTGCCCAGCGTCTCCACCACCTGCTTGTAGACCGGAGGGTTGGCGCGCAGGCCACGGTATGTCTTGGCGAACTCAGCGAATCCGAACGCGCCTTCCTGTGCTGCCCGGCCGGAGCTTGATACAGAAGCCAGCGCCGTGGCAATGGTCTCCTTGCGCAACTCAGGAGGGACGACCTTCATCAGCTTGTTGAACTGCGCCGCGTCTCCTTTGGCCGCAGACTTGATGGCCGACTGCATGAGGTTGGCCACGCTGCCGTCGCTTTCCTTGCCGAATGCCCCGACGATGCGATTCTCTAGAGCCTTGCGCTTGGCCGTCAGAAGGTTGGCAGCGCGCAGTTCCTGGCGCAGCGCATCGCCGCCAAGGTCGCCAACGTTTGTCAGTTGGTCGTCAGCCAGCGCTGCGTACAGGCGCTTCAGATCACCTGCAGCCATGTTGCCGTATGGTGACTCCTTGCCAGCCACGGCTTGGCCGATCAGGTTCTTTTCGCGCAGAAGACGGCCATATGTAGCGGTCGGGTCTGTGGCCAACTCGTAGAGCTTCTTCTCCTGCGCCGTCAGACCCTTCTCTCCAACCTCGGCCAGCACCTCGTCCAGCGTCTGGGTCAGACGAGGAAACTGCACGGCAGAGGTCTTCGGAATGGCCTCATCGACGCGCTGGTAGATCGTGCTGGCGTCTTTAGCCAGTTGGGCCTGCGTGCCCTTGAGGCTATCCAGGATGCGCTGAGAGGTCGCGCCAGGGGCCGGACGGCCTTCGATGAAGGCAGCGTCAAACTGCTGCACCACATCGTCGGCCTTGGTGATGGCGTTGCGCACGGTGTTCACCCAGGCCGCCTCAGCCTCGCCGCCAGCCACTGAACGGGTCAGGCCCACGGCAGCGCGGACCTGCGGGTTGTCGCTGAAAACGTCAAACGGCAAGTCCATGTTCAGACGCTCGGCAGCAGCACGCGCTTCCGGGTTGACTTGGGCCAAATCTGCCAGCCGAGCCTGGGCAGCGGCAGAGCCTGGTCCTTTTCCGGATGCCTTGCGCACCAAGTCGCCAACTTCCTCGAAGGCTTCGGTGGTGGCCTGGACGGCAGGCTGCTCTGGCACCGCCTGCGCAGCCGCTTGGATGATGGGCTGCTCAGGGACGGCCTGCGCGGCCGCAGGAGCCGCCGCAGCAGGCTGGGCAGGCACCGGCGCAAGCACCGGCTCAACTCGCGCGCCAGGGGCCGCAGGACGCGTCGCCGTGGCTGCTGCTGCCGGTGCTGTTGGCGCAGGGCCACGGCCAGTGGCGCGTCGGACTGTTTTAGCAACTGCTGGAATAACGGTGCGCTGCACCACTTGTCCAGCCCCACCGGCAGCGCCAGCAGTGACCACTTCGCCAGTGTCGAATTTCCCACCAGTGCCTGCCTGGGTGGCCTCGATCACAGCCTGAGTGCCAGCGCCAGCGGCCACGGCACCAGGAATGGTGGTGGCACGCCCTGCCGGGGTGAAAGCCAGCAGGCCGCCGATGACGCGGGGAATGTCGCCCACGGACAGGCCAGGCGGGATGGCGTACTCGCGCTGGTCAACGGAGGACCGGATGATGAAGTTGCCCTTGGCGTCTTGGCGAACCTGCGCGCCAGGGAAGTTTGCCTGCAGAATCTGGACCGTCTCCTGCGGGTTGGACAGCAGCGTGCCAAGCGCCGTCTTGATGGACGCCACGCTCATCTGGTTGAGTTCAGGCATCGATGTCCACTCGGGCAGCGTCTGTGTCTCTGTGGTCGCACGACGCGACCCGGTGACCATCTCACCCAATGATTCGAAGAACCCCATTTTTGGAGGTTCTACAGGTGCAGTCTGTCCGCCGAACTGGCTGGCCATGGCCGCGTAATCGACAGGCGCTGCTGCCGGAGCAGAAACAGGTGCTGCCGCAGCCGGTGCAGCAGCAGGAGCCGGTCCTGCAGCGGTGCCGCCGAACTGTCGTGCGAGTGCTTCGTAGTCGGTTGCCATCAGCGGATTCCTGCTGCTTTCTTGAAGGCGTCAGCCGCCTGCTGCGATGGGAACGTTAGAACCTGGCCGTTTGGAGCCGTCACCGACACAGGCGCGCCAGGCTTTGCCGGTGCTGCCGGTGGCTGCGGGGCTTCCTCAGTCGGCGTGTAGAAGATGTTGCCAGTGTTCAAGCCGTAGCCCTTGGCGATGCGCTCAATGCCCTTGCGCACCGTGGCCTCTTGGGTCTGGGCTGTGGAGTACAGCTTGCCAGCCTGGCCTTTGAACGAGGTGCGCTGCGAAGGCGAAAGGCGCTCACCGCTGACCACCTTGTTGTAGATGTTCTGGATTCGCTCTGGCACACCGGCTGCGTTCTGCGCCGTGGCAAATTCGCCCTCGCGCACTACAGAGCCGGGGTCAAGCATCTTCATGTAGCCGAAGATCAGCGACAGGTCGCCCACAGCGCTGTCCTCGGAGGCCAGCACGCGTCCGTAGGCCGACTTGACTTCCTGGTAGCCCTTGGTCTGGTCGCTGTACTCCTTGCGGAACTTGCCCTCGGCCTCGGGTCTCTTCTCCACCGGGATGATGCCATCGGCCATCTGGTCGGCCTCGGCACGCGCACGCGCAGCCTCTGCGCCGGACTTGGCAGCAGCAGCATCCTGTGCACGCCGAGCCGCCTTGGCCTGATCGATCTGCGACTTAGTGAGGTCGATCTCCAAACCGAACTTCTCAGGCGCGAACTTGGCCTGGGCTTCTTTGATGGCAGCAGCAGCAGTTGCCTCTTTTAGTTCATGAGGTGCTTTTTGAGCCGCACGCAGTTCGGTTGTCATTTTTGACCACTTCTCAGGATCAATGGACGACAACACCAACCCGAGTTGTCCGGCAACCGCTTGCGGGTTTTGGTCTAATGCCGAGCGCATGAGCTTGAGCCTAGAGGCATCCTGACCACTATTTTCTTTGGCTGCAATACTCTCGTCCAATAGCTTTGCAGCCACTTGCGGCGATCCTGCATTAATGGCACCGAACGCTTGAACGCCGGACAAAAATTCCTTCTCCTTCTGCCCCTCTTTCATCATGTCCCACGATTGCTTGAATGCCTCGCGTTGACCAGGATATTTCGCCGTTAAAGCACCAAATGCTTCAGGCGTCGGGTTGTCGAGGGTGGCCTGTAGGTCCTTGGCGTACTGAATGCGGGCCTCTTCTGCCTTTTGCCGATCAATTTCAGCCTGCTCTCTGACCTTGCGATTTGCCAGAATGTCACCGAGTTCAGAGAAAGCCTGCCCTATGTTTGGCTGAGGCAACATCGCCATGTAGTTGACGGGGGGCAGCAGTGGATTGATTGCCATAGATGATCCTCAGAATGCAGCGAAAACTTTTGCGGCACCAAGAATGTCGCCAAACGTTTGACGAGCAACGCCGCCGCGAGCCATTTGGCCGCCAGCAATTGCTTGGCCTTGGTTTGCCAGAAGGTTTGCGATATTGCTTGCAGACTGCATGCCTTGCGCAGCTTGTCCAGCAGCCGACGCCTGGCCCAAGGACGAAAGCCCACCAAGCTGGCTGTATTGCTGTTCAATCATCTGCTGCAGCATTTGCGGACGGAACTGAGCCAAAGCGGCCTGGATGTTTCCGCCGCGCAAACCACCTGTGGCAGATGCACGTTGCAGCAGCGCTTCTTCACCTTGACGCGAAAGAGCCTGGAAGATTGGAGATTGCTCAATACCAGAGATTGCAGCTTGCTGCGCTTTTGGACCACCAAGGCCAACAAGTGCCTGCTGCGCTCCAAGTGCGCCAGTGCCTGCCGTGACATACGGGGCCATGATCTCGACCAATTTGTCGAACTGGCGCCGTTGTTCTGCTATACCCGCGGCTGATGCTGCTGCCTGCGTGCTTGCTGCTTGGCTTGCTGCGTCTGCCTGTTGACTCGCTCCAGTGATGCCGCCAAAAACATCGCCAATCAAATCACCAACAAAACTCATCTTGTCCTCCATTCTTCTCGGAGCATGCCGAGAATGTAAACGTCCTTGGCCACGCCGTTTTGCGTGCAGGCTTTGCGCCTGCGGCCTTCTTCCACAAACCCCAACTTGAGGCAATAGTTTCTTGCGCCCTCAAGCCCCTCAATGATGTATGCAGTGACGCGTCGGATCGGATGCGAAAAGGCCCAAAGCAGGAACTCGTGCCCCAACTCACGGGAGTAGATGACGGACGATTTTTTCAGCAGCGCATGAAGTTCGAGTTCAAGCGCAGACTGCTTGATGGCCATGAAAGCGCCTGCAAACTTGCCGCCAATCCATGCAGACAGATAGGTGACGTTTGGATGGTCAATGGGCGCAAACGGCCTGGTGTCATGTGCGACACGGGCAATGTAGGAATCGGAGTAAACCTCTTGCAGGTGCTCCTGTGTGATTCCCTCTGTGACTGCCAGCATCATGACTCCTTTGCGGGAATGAGCTGCTGGTGGCCCGGACGACTCAGCGCCTCTATTTTAACACATTTGCTTGCTTTTGCAAGCAGGCATGGCAAAATGGAACGGCAGCTTACCCGACGGGGGACAGGCGACTCATCACCGCTTGCTGCATCTTTCGATGACTTTCCACTCTGATGAGGTGCGACATGATCACACAAGACCGACTGCGCGAGCTTGCACATTACTGCCAAAAAACTGGTCAATTCACACACCTGCAGTACGACCGACGCAAAAAGGCTGGCATGCCTGCTGGGTCGCTGCGTCAAGATGGATACGTCTACGTCATGTTTGACGGCAGACGCGCCATGGCTCACCGCTTTGCATGGCTGTACATGACCGGCGAATGGCCGACGCAAGAGATTGACCACATCGACGGCAACAAAGCCAACAACGCCTTTGCAAATCTTCGCCAGGTAAGCAGGCAAGCCAACACCGAGAACAAGCGGCAGTCCAAGCGCACAAGCACGACCGGGCTGCTTGGCGTCGTCAAGCATCGCAATAACAGGTTTGTAGCCGCGATCACGCACAGCGGCAAACGAACATACCTCGGAGTTTTTGAAACTGCCGAGGATGCTCATGCGGCCTACGTCAAAGCAAAGCGCGAGTTGCATGCTGGCTGCACCATTTAATCTTCTTCATATTCGCGTTCCTCCCACGCCTGGCATGACCTCATGTCATGGCAAATGAAGTCGAATTTGTGGCAATAACCCCTGTAGCCAGCATTCACATCCCATTGATTCCATGGGATGCGATCCATCTTTGCTTGCATCAGTGGTGTCGCCTCAAAATACTCGCAGTTCGAGCACCGACGACGACGCGCCTCTTTCTCGTCCACCTGCATGGCCTTGGCCAGCTTCATCCAGTACGGCTTGTTCGCGCCAGGTTCGTTGGACGGGTTTTCAGGGCCGAGCATCCAGTCGTCAATCACCACTTGGGTGTTCTTCTTGTTCTCGGCAGCCGTGATGAACGGCTCGGCTTCAGGCAGGCCGGTGAAGCCAGCCATCATGATCTTGGGCATGTCCATGTGGTTCTCCTTAAGTGATCTCGCGGCCGCTGGCACGAATTGTCAGCGATGTGGCAGCGCTGGCGATGGTTGAAATGAAGCCGCCTGGTTCAAGAACCTGTCCGACCAACTCCGGGAAAGTGTATGTCTCATCCGGTGCGATGGCGCGCGTGTCCACCACCAAGTTGTCAACTCCTGCAGATCCAGTGCTTGTGACAAGATTAACGCTGATGGTCACGTTGCCTGCGCTTGTGTTGGTGGCCGTGAACTTGTCAATGACAGTCCGACAATTTGTTGCAATGTACTGTGTGGTTTGTACGTTTTCTGCCTGCTTCGCAGGTATCAACACGTTAACTGTGACTGTCATTTTCTTTCCTTTCTGTTGCTACTTACACGATTCGGTAAGTGAATGAGAAGTTGTAAATTAAGGCAGTGTTGACACTTGGCCTTAATCGAATTTGAACGCAAGCATTGGTTGTGTCAGCTACAAATGCAAGATTGTTTGCTGCAAATGGCGATGAAAACGATGATCCGACACCACCCAACTCTCTTGAGTTAGCAAAACTACTACCAATCGGCAGTGACATGCGAACAAGTGTATCCGCTGCCGCCGTAACTGCGGTAATTGTAATCTGACCGCCTACTGTTACAACACTTCCAACGCGCATGTAATGGCAAGAAACAAACGATACCGAGCTGACGTTTGTGTTTGTGCTTACCTGCGTTGGGGTATAAGTACCGCTGAATATGTTTCCGTCTGTTGCGGCAGGTGATGTCACACCTGTTCGACTTGTTTGAATGCCGCCAACAACATCGGCCGAACATGCTGGCGTTGCAGTTCCAATTCCAAGCCTGTTATTTGTGTCGTCCCAGAAAAAGTTGGTATTGTCTTGGCTGTAAATACCAGATGCGCCAGCGAATATTACTGACCCGGTGGTAAGTGTCGTAGATGTCCCAGTCCCGCCGTTCCCGACGCCAAGTGTTCCAGAGACATGCGTTGTCAGTCCAACCTTCCCCCAAGAAGGAGCAATGCCAACTCCACCAGAGATCAGCGCGTTACCAGTCGCAACATCAGCGAGCTTCGCAAGCGTTGTCGTTGTGTTGGCGTACAGAATGTCGCCGACAGCATACGTTCCAAACCCTGTTCCACCTCGCGCAGCAGAAAGCTGGCCTGTCCATCCAAGCGTAAGCGAAGCCGAACCAAGAAGGGCCGTTGTTGGATTTCCTCCCAGTGTGAGCGTGACGTTTGTGTCATCGACTTTTGTCAACGCTGCAGGAGACACCCACTCAGGCGCTGTTGCACCGACATTGACTCTGAATACTTGCCCAGCAGTTCCGATTCCTCGAAATGTTGTTGTTCCTGGTGCAGTCTGATATGGGACAGAACCTGCTGCACCACCAGCAAGATTTGCTGCCGTTCCAACGGATAGTGTTGATGCTGGCACATTCTCCCAGCGCTGCTGAACACTGTCGTATTGAAGTAGATCATTATTGGCCAGACCGCTGGTGTAGACATCCTGCAATCGAACCAGAGACTCGGCCACAGTCATTCGAACGAAGATTGACCCTGACCCTCCAGAACCAGCATTCACGACAACGGCCACAGGCACATCAATGCGTGGTGCAATTGGTTGCACCTTTGTCCAAGTTCCAGGAGCAGATGTTCCGAAATACAGCAGATCGCCATCTGCCCAGACCTCGCCATAAGGCGTTCCAGTTGTATTGAATCCACGCACCAGTCCAAAGCTGGTCACGTAGCCAAAAGCGTTGTCATCAATGTCCTGGGTTGTCACGCCCATCATGTAGTCTGCAGGAACAGAACCATCTGCGACAGCTAATCCAAACGTGAGCTTTCCTGATGCTCCGACAGTTCCAGTGAACATCACTGGTGTACCGTTTGGAATCAATGAGCCGCTGGTGTTCTTTGAATAGAACATCGTCTCTTGGCCAACCTGCAGCACACTTCCACCGTACAGCCCGACGTCCATCGTCCCATCGTCGCGGTTCCACTGCACGCGCCTGGCCTGTGTCACGTGAGGACCGTTCTCAGGCAGATCGATGTAATCCGTCACCACAGAATTGTTGTTCTGGATGACAGGAGCCGTGGACAGCATTTCCAGTGCGTTTGCTATGCGGCCAAGCGTGTCCAAAGCCTGCACAGCTTTTTGATCAGCCGAGCTGCTGTTGATTGCTGCGTCTTGAGCTAATTGGATGATCTGAGAAAGCGCATCATTTGCTGTTGCCTGCGCCGTACCTGCCTCAATTCTGACCTCGTTGACAACATCAGGCGCAATTGCATCAGCAACTGCAAACAGTTGCTCGAACTGTTTTATCTGCTCGTGGTTCTTCAGGAACGTTGCAAGCTGGTCGCGGGTAAGGTTGAGTTTTCGCGTGGCCATGGTCAGTACGCAAGCGCCTCTATTTGTGCCTCAAGCCTGGCGAATGACAGATGTGCCTGCGTGTCACCACGGAAGCGCTGGATGCGCCAGTTCAGCATGTGGCCCTGCTGGAACCAGGCCAGGCGCTTCTTGGTGCTTCCTGTAGTGCCAACACGAATGGGCCGGTCCTGACTCCATGCAAGGCCATCCACCGAGTAGCTGGTGCTGATGATCGGGTCAGTGCCAAGCGCCACTCGGCCTGTCAGTGCGACCAACTCCAGTTCGTTGAAGATCGCGCCGTTGCCTTCTTTGTAGGCAATGAGCGTGCCGAACTCCCAGCGCACGATCTGTCCCCAATGGCTGCCAATGTCCTGCACCATGTATCCGATGGTGCTGGACTGCGGATCTCCAACCAACCACTTGTCGTAGGCCCACACCAAATTGCGCGCACGGTACTGGCTGAAACCAACCTGACTGGTGGTCAGCGTGAACCAGACCTGCTCACCCAGCGCCTCGCTGGCCGCTGCGTCATAGACGACTGTGCGGTCCGGAAGGTGCACATACAGGTGCTGGTGGTTCTTGTCGTTGCGCGCCTCCAGCTTTACCGTGGCCAGTTGCGCCTCGGTGTAGTTCAGCAACAGAATATCGATTTCCTGCGTGCTGATCTTTTGCGCAGATGCGTTCGCGCCAAGATAGATGCCAGGCTGCTCGTTGCGACCGCTGCCAAGGAATGCCACCGTTTCCAAGTAGACGCAGCATCCGAAGGTGCCAATGACGCCCTTCTGAATCTGGGCACCGTCGATGCGCTGAAACGGGAAGAAGTCGCCTCCAACGTTGTCGAACACCTCGATGGTGTTGCGGTTCAGCGCATAGATTTCGTTGCGCAGCTTGAGCAGTGCCACCACCGGGTCTGGGTCGACCTCGCTAGACCCGTACTTCAGCGGATTGACCTGTGTCGGGTCGGTCAGTTCTGTCACCACCAGGCTGGTGCCATCGGTGGTCATGAAGTAGCCGTCCACCCAGACCACATCGAGCACGGTGCCAATGTCCGGATCGGTCACTTGCGTGAGTGCGCCGTTCCAGTAGTACAGACGCCCACCGGACGCGATGGCAAGGCGGTCGAAACTGTAGTCGAACGTCACCAGCGTGTTGACCGGGCCGCCAACATCGCCAAGCACGGTCACAGCGCCGTCGCTGGCCACGGTCACGAGCTTGGTGCCCATGACGCGGTAGCAGGTGCCGTTCCAATTGATGCCGCCACGGTCGATGCCTGGGCCAGCGCCGTTGGCCACCAGGCCGTCACCTGGCCGCAAGAACCCATTGCTGATGCCAGACTTCTTCGGCACCGGCACAAGGTTGACCGGATAGGACGTGAGAATGTCCGGACCGTTGTCCGTGTAGATGCCGTTGAGGATTGGAATCTGCATTCAGGTCACCACTTCACGCGATTTGACCAATACGCTGCGCTCATCTTGCCCTTGGCGATGTTCTCAGCGTGCCTGGCCTTGAATGATTCGCGCCGGGCTTTGTCCGCTTTGGATTCGCCTTCGCGCTTCGGAGACCCGGACACACCTTGCTGGCCAAACCGGATGGTTTTGACCTGGTCGCCATCTTTGGCCACCACAACGTGCGACTTTGTTGGATGCGAAGGCGTGCGCTTAGGCTTGTTGTAGCCTTCGACGCCTGCGCGCTCCAGACGCGGGTCTTTCTTGGCTGGCATTAGATGCCGCCTTCACCAGTCGCAATGTTCAGCGTGGTGCCTGCAGCAGAGATATAGGCCACAGTGTCTGCTCCATCGAGCTTGCGAATGATGACCTCGCTGGCACCACGCACAGGAATGTCTGCAGTGGTGGCCGTTTGCGCGCCAGTTCCGATTCGGACGTAGCAGACATTGCTGCCAGTGTTGACTAGCCGCACTGCCTTGTCAGTCGGGTTGACGTTGACGCTGGCAGATGCAGCGCCAGGTGCCACAACTTGATTGGAGCCAAGACGCTGGCTGAATTGGTTGTTCATCATTTCAATTTCTCCTTCGATTAAGCGATACGGTACCAAGAGTTCGTGGCCTGCACAAAGCGCATGCGGAAGAACTCGGTTGCCAGAAGCGTTGTCGGTGCGCCATAAACGTTTGCAGCGCCGTTCGGAGCAAGCGTGAACGCGGTGATTTCCTGCGTGGTCGTGATCAACACCTCGGTACCGTCAGGCGTTCCGGTATTCAGCGAAAGCGTGACGGTGCCTGCGGCCAGAGTTCCAGCAGGCTGGATCAGCATCCACTGCTGTGCGGCCACAGGCGTCGGAACGGCCAGGTTGAAGCCGGTGCCAGGCGTGTAGACGTTGGTGGCAAGCGTCGGGCTGGCGAAGGTCTGCTGGAAGAACTGCAGCAGCGAACTGATTGGCAGACGACGCGCGTCGCCGTTGTTCGGGCTGTAGACGGGCACCTGGTCGCCAGGAGAGACCTGGGCAAGCAGTGGGAGTTGGTTGATGGTTGGCATGGGTCAATCCTTTCAGTTGAACTCGATGGGTCCATCCTGCCCGGCCAAGACCGGATCGACAGGAGGACGCAGGAATGGGTCGTCGTAGACGCGCCACGGCTTGTTTCCAGCGCCGGATGGCATGGTGCCAGGCAGTTGCTGCTCCAGCGGTGCAGCAGCGCGCGACAGGAGCGTGTTGTAGGTTTCCTTGGCCGTAGCCTTGGTGTCCGGCATGACCTGCTTGCCGTAGCCGGGCGCGATCTTGACCGCCAGGTTTGTAATGATGGCCTCATTGGCGCTGTCGGGCACCTCGGACTCGGCATCCAGGTCGCTGAACTGCGGACTGGACGGCAGCGGATAGCCCAGGCGAATGCCCAGCGCGTTCCAAGATGCCATCATGGCGTCGAGCCTGCGCAGGGCAGACTCGAACTGTTGCGGTTGCAGGTCGAAGGCGTAAGAGGCCAGGCCGATTTCCTCGAATGCGGCTGCGACGAACTGGCGCTTGCTGTAGCCCATGTCACACCTCCTTGAGTGCTTCGTTGATCATGGCCAGCAGCTTTTCGTCGCTGGTGCGCTTGCTGAACTTGATGCCAAGTTCTGTGGCCTTTGCCACCATTTCAATACGGGTCGGTGCAGCGTCGTCGTCTGGCACGGCTGTCGGTTCTTCGACAGGTGCTGTATCGGCAACGATTTGATCGACCTTTGCAGCGGCAGCAGCACGCTTGAAGGATGCGCGACGCTCGGCAGGTGGCGCTGCCACTCGCACCTTGCGCACGCGCACCTTGCGGTTGGCCAGGTGGCGTGAAGCGCTTTCCCCTGCTGCATCGAGAGCCTGCTCCAGCGTCAGATGCCAGCCGGACGCAAGTCGTGCGTCCAGTTGCTGTTGCGTGGTCGCCAGCATGGTGTCGTAGCTGTAACGGGCACGCCGGATGGAGCCAGGCGCGCGATAGATGGAGCAGGGCAACGCGCTCATTTCTTGGCCTTCTTCGCCGGTGCCTTGCTTGGCTTGCCTGCAGCCTTTGCAGCCTTGCGCGCGACATTCAGCGCGACGGCCACGGCTTGCTTCTGCGGCATGCCGGATTTCATTTCCTTGGCAATGTTCTTGCCGATGGACTTGCTCGAATAACCTTTGGTCAGGGGCATGGTGTTCTCCTTGTGGATGGAGGGGCCGAAGCCCCCCCATTGTCCTACTCAGCTTACTGGTTGAACAGCAGGATGCCGGACATCTCAGGCTGCTTGTTCACCACGCCGAACAGCGTGTCGAGACGATACTTGATCGTCATCGAGTCGATGTCGTAGAACTTCTGCATCACCACTTCGATGCCCTGGTCGGTGGTGGCGCGCATCACTGCGGTGCCAGCATCGGTCGGGACAGCGTAGCGGCCGGGCAGCAGTTCCAGAGCGTCGCGCTGCCAGAAAACGTTGACGGCTGCGGTGTTGACGTTCAGCCAGGTGAACGGAGCAGCGGCAGCAGGCGTCACGATGCAGTTCTGGTACTGCAGTTCAGCGTCGGAACCACCCTGGGCCGAGATGATCGGCGGGGTGATGACCAGGTCGGTACCGTTGACCACCTGCACCACGCGGAAGGTCTTGGGCTGGCCAGTACCTTGCTTGGTGATGTGGTGCACGGCCTCGACGCCAGAGATGGTGAACGCATCGCCAGCCACAACACCGGCCGTGTTGTCCACGGTGATGGTCTGGAAGCGGTTGTCCACGTTCTGGGTCTCGCCAGACGGTGCGGTCGAGGTGGCAGCCGGGACGTAGTAGTTGTTGGCAGCGGCCTGGGTGTCAATCAGGGTCGCACCACCAGCAGCACCAGTCAGACGGTTGGCGTAGTCGAACTTGAAGGTCTCGAAACCAGCCACCATGCCGACGAACGAACGCTCGAATGCGGTGTTGGACTTGTTGCCACCAAACGAACGGGTAGCAGCAGCCGCAGCGCCAGCGATGTTGCCAGCCAGGCCGTTGTAGTCACGGCTGGACAGGGCCAGGAAGCGGTCGTAATCGGCCACGCCCTGCTCGTTCATGATCGAGTCGCACAGGGCAACGTCGTCATAAGTACCGGCAGCAGCACCGATGTCCACCACCAGCGATCCAAGGTTCGCAGCAGCGTTCATGATCGCCAGGTTGATGTCGCTGGCCAGCTTCTGCTTGGCAGCTTCACCCAGACGGCCTTCTTGCAGTGCATCGCGCAGGTCGAGCGTGGTCATGGTCCATGGCACCGTGCGGCTGAAGCCGATGGTGGCAGGAACAGACAACTGCGTCATGTCCTGGTAGCCACCGATAGCGACACCAGGAGTGGACGAGATCGACTGAGCGATGTAAGGCATCGGACGCCAGATGACGTCGTTGGTACGAGCCATCATCGTCTGGTCGGTGTTGTAGATGCCCACGTTGCGCGAGAGCACCAGTGCATCGTGGAAGCCTTCGAGCAGGTCTTCAAACGCGACGCGTTCTTCTTTGGAAAATGCGTTAGACATGATTTTGTCCTTTCAAGAATTTAGGCTTTCGCTGTCCGCTTCTGCTGTTTGTACTGGATCACTTTCGTGTAGTTTCCAGTCTTCTCAGCTTCGGCTCGCAGCCGTTCAAGGGTTGAGTCCACTGCGCCAGACACGCGACCAGTTCCCTGGATCGTGCGCTCAGGCGGTGGGGCTGCCTTACGGTTCGTCACTTTCAATTCCTTCTCCAGTTTCGCTACCGCAAAGGCAAACTTTACGGGGTCTTTGATGCTCGAGATTTCCTTGGCCTTCTTCGGGTTCTTGCCGAGTGCGTAAATCACGAGAGCCGGGTTGTCAGCGCCTTGCACCACGATGCCTTGCTGCGTGACGTCAAGAACTTCCTGGGCCACGGCCTCAGCGTCCTCAAAATCGCGCACCTTCAACTCGGCTCGCGCCTTGCCGTAGGATTCAAGCCTCGCTTGCCAAGCATCGTGCTGGGCCTTCTCGGCCTGGCGCTGCTGCTCGACTTGCTGATCGGCCACGCGCTTGCGCTCGTACCAATCGGCCAGTGCCGCTTCGAACTTCTCCGTGTCGTAATCATGGTCCTCCAGCTTTGGCTTCGCTCCCAGCGCGACCGGCTTGGTCTCAGTCGCTGCAGCAGCGTTCAGCTTGGCTTCGAGTTCCTTGATTCGACGTGCTTTCTCTCTGTCTGCCTTACGCAACTCACGAACCCACTCGGGCGCACGAGTCGTCTCTTCGGGAGGTGGCGCTTCCTCACCAATGGACACCACGACCTCATCGTCGTCGCCTTCAGTGTCATCGCCGTCGTCAGCATCGCCGTCCTGGTCGGTGATGGAATTGTCCTCATCACCCACGTTCTCAGTCTGGCCTGCCTCGTCGTCGAGCACTTCAACGTCGTCGATCTCGATCTGGTCTCCGTCTTCTGCCTTTTTTCCCATCGTCTTACCCCATCAAACTCACCCACTGAAGCGGCTGGGTGGATACCGCATATTCGTCACATCGGTGGCTGGCCGGTGGCAGGCTGCGCCTGATCCACCACCACGCCGCCAATCTCACGCGCCAAATTCAGCGCGTGGTCTTGAGAATCCATGTCGACATTGGCCAGCGTCTCGACTGTGCGCGCGCGCGACAGTTCTGCGTCGGCCACGGTCTTGACCGTGTCGGCACGCGCCCTGGCTGCCTTGGCGATAGCTTCTTCGGCCGCTGCCTGCAGGAAGATCGCGTTCGGGTCTTGCTGGCCTTGCAGCATGGCCGCCAGTTCTTCGGCCTCTGCCTCGGTCGGCTCAACCACGCCCATGCGCACCAGCTTCTTGCGGAAGAAGTCGCGCACATCGCTGATGCCCTCGCCCTCCATGTTCATCATGGCCATGGCCTGCAGCACCTGCGAGGTTTCCGGGTCGGATGTGATGGCCATCATGCCGGTCAGGGCACGGACGGTGGCAGCGCGCTTGCTGCTGCTGGATGGGCCGACCTCGACGTCCACATCAAAGCTGGCCGAACTCAGGTCGTTCTGCAGGATGATCTCGCCAGTCTCCTGATCGACCATCGGCTTCATCAACTCGACGGCCTGCACATCGCCGCTGGCGGTGATGGCCTTCATCTTGCGGCCGTCCTCGCTGTAAACCTCGCGCGCCATCGACAGCCAGATTTCGCCGCAGCGCTTCATGCCCTTGGCGAAGTTGCTCATGTAGATGAAGGTCTGCATGTCCAGACGGCTCTGGATCATCTCGACGGCCTTGCCGGAGATGTTGCTGACCATCTTGTCGGCCTGCTGCGCGTTGCCCAGAATGTCCTGCATGTCCTGCTCGGTGATCTGGAGCAGGGCCGCCATGGCCGGAGGGATGGCCGGGCTGCGGGTGTAGGCCACCGGGCCGCTGACAGCTTGGTTGCCGTTCTGGTCCGTGATCGGGTTGATCAGCAGGTACGGATAGTCCTTGAGGTTGTCCTCTGCCCACATGACCTGGTGGCCAGCGACCTGCTCAGGCGTGAGGATCGGCTTCTCGACGCTGGACAGCGCGCTGATCTCGCCCAGCTTGGACAGCTGCATGTTTTTCAGGCGCTGCGCATCCTTGGCCAGGCGCACGTGGCCCATGCAGCGCTCGATGTTGTCCACGAACCAGCGCTTGCCGTAGACCGGCACGATGGGGATGCATTTTCCTGCGATGTATCCAGCGTCCTCCAGAATCTTGCCGCCCGACATGATGTACTTGTGCACGCGCCGGGTCTTGAACTTCTTGCGCCGGACCTCGACCGTGCCAACGGCCTCCAGCGTTTCCTCCAGGGTCTCGTCCTTGTCGAAGTCGGCCTGGGTGTAGCGTTCTTCCTCGCCAGCGATGGTGCGGAAGATGCGAACAGTCTCGGCCTTTTCCTCGACGCGGTAGTACTCGGCCACGTAGACCACATCAGGCGTGCACCAGTCGAACTCGTACTGGTGGACGATCTTTGGCCAGCTTGTCGGGTCGTCGCCCCACGTGTCCTTGTAGGCCTCGCGGGTCATGGCCGTGATCACGAAGCAGCGCTTGGCATCGGCCTTGTCCTGGCGCTTGGCCTCCAGATCAAAGAACACGGACGAGTCCGCGTCGAAGATCGGCTCGATGCGGATGCGCTGCTTGTCGTTGTCTGGGTCTTCCTCGTCCTCGTAGACGGTGCGCAGACGCCAGGCACCGAAGCCGCCGCCCACAGCTTCCTCGAAGGCGTTGTCATAGGCCTCGTCGGCCACGCTGTCCTGCTCGTCCGCGCGGTACAGACCGTCGCAGGTGTCTGCCAGGTCGTCGCGTTCCTCGCCGTCCTTGCTGGTGAAGTCAACGGTGATCCGGTTGTTGCGGTACTCGTTGATGATGCGGATGACGGCCAGGTGAACCTTGTTCACCTCGAACTTGGGCTTGTTGGCGTACTGGTCCCAAAGTGGGCCTTCCCATTGGCTGCCTGCCAGGCTGTAGAAGCGACGGTCCTGCAAGCACTGCAGACGCTCGTCGCGCAGGGCTGTCTGGATGTTGTCGAACTCAGCCAGCGCCTCAGCATGCAGGTTTGCCAACTGTTGATCTCGGGAAATTCTGGCCATGGGCGCTCCTCACTTTGCAATATTGTCTCACCATTTGTGCATGACTGGCAATGGTGTGAAGTTGTGGGACTTCACCGCAGGCAGACGCTGCACCAGATTGATGGCGTCGAACATGGGGTCAAGCTGGTCGTCGTGCGCGCCAGCCGGGAAGCTGGCCACCTCGGCCAGGAAGTCTGACAGCCAAGGCGCGTCCTCGGGAAGGGCCACGTTGCCGGACTCGATGAACGGGGCCGCGTCGTAGCCACGGCTGATCTTGTCCTTGCTGCGCTGGACCGGCACCACCGGGATGCCCTCGCGCCGCAGGGTCTGGATCAGGCCAGTGCCGGACACCTTATCCTCGACGTACATGCCGCGCAGCGCCGCCTTCTGGCACAGCGGCCGCTGGTCGCCCAGGTGCTTCATCCAGAAGGCGCGCGCCTGCACCAGCAACTCGGGAGCCTCCCACTTGCCGCGCACCTGGTCCAGCTTGACGGCCTTGCCGGTGCTCGAGCGTGCCCAGGCTTGCATGACCGACCAGTCGTTCTGCTCTGCCGTCTTCTGGGCCGTGTCCACCGTGATGAAGCGGAACTCCAACTGGGGCACGGCCTTCCAGTAGGTGAACCACTCGGTGTTGATGATGCCGCCGCCGCGCGGGGCTGGCCGCTGCTGCAGTTGCCCGGCCGCGCCGTAGGTGCCAAGGGTCTTCTCCAACTCGGTCACCTGTTCCTCGCCAAAGCGCTCGGGCAACATCAACTCGCCTTCCTCGGTCCGTGGGTCGGACCATCCGATGGCCGTGGTGCTGCGCCGCTCCGGCTCGAAGCGCATGGGGATGCACAGATGCACGTAGGGCAGGCCCATATCCAGGATGACGCCGGAAATGTCCTTCTCGTTCAGGCGCTGCATGATGACCACGATGGCCGACTTGTCCGAGTTGATCCGGGTCGGCAGCGTCTCGGTGAAGGCAATGCGTGCGGCCTCCAGTTTGGCCTGGCTGTTGGCGTTGTCCGCGCTGATCGGGTCGTCCAGGATGACGCGGTCGCCGCGCACGCCGGTCATGGAGGTGAAGGCGCGTGCCTGGCGCACGCCCTTTTTCGTGTTGCCGAACTCGCGCTTGCCGTCCAGGTCGGCCAGCAGTTCGATGGGCCAGAGCCGCTGGTACCAGTCGGACTTGATCAGGTCGCGGCAGCGCCTGCTGTCTCGGATGGCCAGTTGCTCCTCATGGGCCGTGCCGACGAATCGCATCTCGGGCAGGCCGCGCGGTCCCCACTCCCAGGCTGGCCAAATGACGCCGGTCAGAAGCGACTTCATCGAGCCGGGTGGCACGTTCATCAGCAGTCGGGTGATTTCACCCTTGGTCACGGCCTCCAGGTGCAGGCAAATGGCGTCCAATGCCCAGCCCCACTTCAGTTCGGCAGCCGGTTCGAGCACGCGCCAGGCGCGCTTGGCAAACTCTGCCAGGCTGCGCCTGCACAACTCGCGCTCGATGGCCAGCAGGTCAGCTTGCGTCAGTTGCATCTCTCGCCGCCATAATTTCGGCCAGCGCCTCGGTGGAAATCTTCGAGACGTCGATGGTCGCCACCTGGATCGGTGCGCCGTCCTTGCCGGTGATCTCGTGCTGCTGCACTTCCTTCCAGCGCATCTGGGTCTTGGACCACCAGATAGCCGCCGTGGTGTCGCCTGCCATAACCTTCTGGAATAGGGTTTTCCCTACCTGCCCATTGGCCTTGGCCTTTCCGGAGACCAGTTCGGTCGCAAAGTGCTTGCGCAGGGTGTCGGTGTCGATGCCGTCGCGCACCAGGACTGCGATCTGCTCGATGGGCAGGCCATAGCCGGACAGGGCTTCGACCTGTTTGCGCTCGGATTCAGTGGGCACAAATGCCGGTCGGCCAGCCCCTTCGCGCGCCCCTCCGCTGTTCGGCCTGGGACCTCCTTGCTTTTTTGTGACCGATTTTTCAGCAGCTTCAGGCTGCTTCTTTGTTTGCTTTTTCGTTGCCATTTTTAACCTCCGCGAAAGGTTTTCCAGTTTCTGCGTGTGTTGCCTGCTTGCCGGTGAACTCCTGCCAGCGGGTGACGATCACGTCGCAGTACTTGGGGTCAAGCTCCATCAGCCGGGCTTGCCGTCCTGTTTTCTCGCAGGCAATGAGCGTGCTGCCGCTGCCGCCGAAGCAATCGATCACGGTGTCACCAGCCTTGCTGCTGTTGCCGATGGCCTTTTCGACCAACTCCACAGGCTTTTGCGTGGGGTGAACGTAGTCGGCGGTGTTGCCCCGGCTCATGTACCAGACGTCGGACTGGCTGCGGTCGCCAAAGAACTGGCCGCCCTTGCTGTAGAAGATAAATTCGTGCTGCGGTCGGTAGTCCTGGTGCCCCAAGCCAACGCTTTTCTTGTCCCAAACGATGCAGGAATTGACCTCCATGCCACACGACTTCATGGCCGCCTCGAACTCGGCGTAGGTGCGCCACGGGAAGCAGACGTAGGCTGAAGCGCCCTCTTTGCAGCTGGCCTTGGCGGTCGCCAGCGCGTCGCGCACCAGGGCGATCAGGTCCGCGCCTTGGGCGTCGTCGCCCTTGATCATCCCGAACTGCTTTTTGCCCCGGCCCCCGTCGTAGCTCATGCCGTAGGGCGGGTCGGTGAAGATCATGTCGGCGCGTTGCTTTTCCATCAGGCGGTCGAATGCGTCCATGCTGGTGCTGTCGCCGCACAGCAGCCGGTGGCCGCCGAGCACCCACACATCCCCCGGCACCGTCACCGGGTTGGCCGGTACCGGCGGCGCTTCGTCCGGGTCGGTTAGACCCTCGGTCACTTCCACCGGCATCAGGGCTTTGATTTCCTCGTCCGAAAAGCCTGTCAGCTCAACGTCAAAGCCCAGGCCATCGAGTTCGGCCAACTCCAGCGCCAGCAACTCGTTGTCCCAGCCAGCGTTTAGCGCCAGCTTGTTGTCCGCGATAACGTAGGCACGCTTCTGGGCCTCGCTCCAGCCTTTGGCAACCATGACCGGCAATGATGCCAGGCCGAGCTTACGGGCGGCCATCAGGCGACCATGACCGGCAATGATGCTGCCAGACTCGTCAACCAAAACCGCGGTGGTAAATCCCCATTCCTTGATCGAGGCAGCGATCTGCGCGATCTGGTCTTCGGAGTGCGTGCGCGAGTTCTTGGCGTAGGGCACCAGCTTTTCGATGGGCCACTGCTCGACCTTGTCGGCCGGGTTGTTCTTCTTGCTCATTCTTGCTGAAACTCGATAGCGGCTTGGCTTGCAGGCACTTCTTGCACGTTTTCATCTTGCCCGAATAGCGTATTTTGACGATACGCATTATATATTCTTTCACAGGCTATGTCAAAATACTTGCGCTCTCGCTCAATCCCGGTAAAGGCTTTGCCAAGGTTGGCGCAGGCTACGCCAGTAGTTCCGCTGCCCATGAACGGGTCGCAAACCGTTTCAACGCCTTCCGCCTTGCTTATGCACCACTCAAGCAACCGCACAGGCTTTTGTGTCGGGTGCGCCCTGTCTTTTACCGGCACATCGTCGCCCACCTTTCCGCACCACTTGGCCGCATTCATGTCCATCGAAGTCCAAGCCATTTCGCCTACCGCGTAGCTTGGTGGCATTGGCGATTTGTCCCAAAACAAAAACCCGCGCGTCGGTGGAAGGTTGAAGTAGTTGCCGCCCCAAACAATCAACTGCCTGCCCTTCTCGCGCATCAGCCCAAAAAGCCAATCTGGCGGGGTTGCGTCGTCCCAATCTTCGTCGTCCATTTTCAAGTTGCTGTGCGAGCCTCGCGCCGCTCCAATCCCATACGGCGGGTCTGTCAGCACAAGATCGACGGGCGGCAGCAGCGGCAGCACTTCGCGGCAGTCACCGTGCCACAGTTCGCAATTCCCGATTGTCACTTTCTCAGCCATCATCAATTCCTCAGAACAAATGCCATGACTTCCTCCTTATCAATCTCGCCCCACTTCTCCCTTTTCTCGATCCCTTTGAGATAGCCTTTGAGCAAGGTCTTCTTGTCCTTCGGCCCGGAATAATTTTCATTGTGGAGGTTGTGCTTTCCGAGGTTTTTTATGAACTCAATCTCGTTTTTTGTTGTGTGATTGCTCATTTACCTGTTATCTCCCTGTTAAGAATCATCAGCGATCACCCGCGCCAGATGTCGCAACGTCTTTACTTCCAATTCACATCCATTAACGAAAGCAACAGTCTTTGGTCGCTTGCCCATGCCGCACTCAAATTCGTACCACTGCAACCACTCGTTACGATCTCCTATTAATTCGCTCATGGCAACCGTATAGGCAGTCCAAACGTCGAACACCGGGCGCAGCAACTTGCAATCCGGCATTGCGTCGGTAAGTTTGTTCAGGTCGCCATAAACGGCCATCAGTTCGTTGTATCGACGCTTCCAGTGCTTCAGCCGTTCGTTGATCTCTTCAATTTCCACTTTTGCTGTCTCCAGTCCCTAACACGTCATTCGTGCCAATTAATGTCATGCTTTCTCCCTTTCATGTTTTTCAGCAACTTCTTTACACCCATCAAAGTCGTTGCACCATTTCAAAAGTTCATCCTTGTAAAAAATCTGATATAGCGTGCAGCCGTCGACATAGTTCTTCGCGACCCTGTAATCTCCTGATTGCATGCCGTGGGTTCCAACGCGCTGCCATTTCATCAATTTGCGCGGGAAACCTCGGCCTGAAGGCCGGGGAGGTATAGCGCGGCTTGCGAAGCAAGCCCTAATCCCGCTCTCCTTTCTGTGAAGTTGCTATACTCACCGGCATGCCTGAGAAGCCCCCGCCTTCAGGCCGGGGAGGATGTCAACAGTTCGCTCTCTGCAAAAGCAATCACTTTCTCTTTTTCGATATTGCGCCAATCCACCCGCAGAGAGCAGCCTTTCAGGTATCCTTTCAGTAAAGTCGCACGAGGCAGCTTGGTGGGAGGTTCCAGATGTTTGCCAAGGTTCTTGATAAAGTCCAGTTCAAAGCGGGTTTCTATGTTGTGTGCGTGGGTATATTGGTTCCCCATAATTTTTCTCCAGTAAGTTTTAGACCAGCTATGCCAAGCCCCATATGCCGTAGCACTTGACTCGGTTTTGCGAATCTACTTTGTAAGCTGTAGGTTTGACGGGTTCTTGCTTCAGCCGACAACGTCTCTCTTCTACGTAGGTAACATCCATTGACC